CTTCCATCATCATTTTGGTACCACCAACCAGAAGCATCCTGTTTCCATTCTCCTGCAAAGGAGGTCATAGAAAGGGCAGCAGATGCAACACCGACAGCGAAAAATAACTTTACTTTTTTCATACATTTTCCCTCTTTTCTTTTGTTTTATTAAAATGCCATAGGCTATTTTAACCTTAATTCAATAAGTTCTTTCTGATATCCCAGGATCCGCGCAAGCTGATCTAACAGTAGAAAGATTGCTCATTAAACTGATCTACCCAGCGTTCAATAATTTCAGAACTGTTGGCTTCTATCATTCTCATGATGCTACGTAAGATTTTTGGTGGAATCTTTGAATTATTATTACAAAGAAGAGTGTGGCCGGAGCGTGTGATCCAGACTTTGGTAGCATTTGCGGAGGCTCTTCCTTCTGCAATATGAACGTGAACGGGCTCTAAGGGTATTCCTTCGTTTGACCAGAAGTAAACGATATAGGAGCCAATCCTAAAAATTTGAGGCATTCAATACGCCTCCTTCCTGGGCAAATTCCAGAATAAGATGAGCATTGTCACGAATCAGGCGCTTGAAATATTCCATTTCCTGATCAGAATATCCGTGAATGCTTTCCCATGTATAATCTGGAAGATAGCAGGTGGCGTCATGAAAACCGTCTTTTTCATCCGGGGTTTCGATGTAAACTTTCACACGGCCATCCGAACGTACTTCGGAATGAGTAATTTCTGTATCATCGTTTAAGGTTAAATAGGGATACATCATTGTGAACACTTCCTTTCTTTGCATATCTCTTTGTTTAAAGAAGATATAATGCATATTATTTTGCCGTATGCTATGATAATTTCAAAAGGTTTTTGTGCTATTCCCTTCGAAAGGTGGTGCTTTTATGAATAAGCATACAATAGGTAACTTGGAAGCAAGGTTTTCATTTACTGATCGAGACGGCCACCAGATAAGTGGCAGCTATACCAAGGAAGACCTTGCTACATTGCTGGAGTATCTTGGAGACTATTTATGGGATATGCATCCTGTAAATGCAGCTCCGGATCCATGTGGTGGGATTGTGGATACTTTAAAACCAATTACTATAACGATTATGCGTCAAGAGTCCTGATCAGGGGCTCTTTTTATATTCTTATTTAACTTTTCCTATTACTTTTCCCATACAGACGATATTATCACCACTATGAATAGCAATATTTTTGAAATCTTTATTATGGGAGATTAATTCTTTTTCACCTAATTCTTTTATAAAAGCATTTCCGTTTATTACAAATACCCCGATATCACCTAATTGCATTTCGGCATCCTGGTTCACCAGGGCAATATCTTTATCAGAAAATTCAGGCTCCATACTCTGACCATTAACATCAATGGCAAAGTCGGCAGCAGCATATTCCGGGAGGTTCGGAAGTTCTATTTCATCTTCAGCTTCGTTTCCAAGAATAAATATTCCGGATCCGGCAGAGACACCGGCACGGAAATAAGGAAGAACGATGATCTTGCTGTCGGGATGCGATTGGTATTCTACGATAGTCGGAGTGGTAAGCGGGCCGTATTCTTTTATGCGGGCGGTTTCTTTGTCTAATATAGTATCAACAATGTCCTGACCATAGGGATCAAGTGCACGGTATTTTTGGATATGTTCATATTCTGTAGTTTTTAAACGAAAGGAATTTAAAATTTCTTTTTCGTCAGTTAAGCCTAATAAATAATCTACAGATACATTAAAAAATTCAGAAATTTGTTTTAGAAATGTATGACCTGGCTCTCTAACATCAGTTTCATAATTTCTTAAAGTAGTGCTAGGAATTCCGAGTTTATCTGCAAATTCATTTCTTTTAGTATACCCAGCAGAAATGCGTAATTCGGTAAGTCGTTCTCCAAAAGTCATTGATAGATACCTCCTTTGTGCTCATTATATGTAATTTATTTCATAGTGTCAATAATTAAATGCTCAAAACGAGCAAATTATTTTACAAAGCTATTGACAAATGCTCGAAATGGATATATTATACAAGCATAAATGCTCGATTTGAGCAGAAAAGAGGTGAAAAATGCTCAGGAGTATTGAAGCAGAGCGTGTCCGGAAGGGCTGGACAAAGGAAGAGCTGGCTAAAAAGCTTAATGTGTCTACTAAAACTTATTACAACTGGATCAATGAAGAAACAGATGTTCCAAGCTCAGCTCTTCTTCGGATGTCGAAAATGTTTGGGACAGATGTGGATTATTTATTAATAGGTGCGTCTGGTGTATTAGGTGAGAAAGGAGCGTGAGAAGAATGGAAGAAAGAGTAACAAAGAATTTTTCGCGGAAAATTGGATTTGAAAAGTCTGGCGAAATATTTTCCGTGACAGTATGTGTGGAGAATGTTTCACCAGACTTTCAAATGGGTATCGCTAAACCATATTTGGATATGATTTATGCAGATATCATGAAAACCATTATTTTTTAGGAAGCTTATTGGCAAACTCTGTAAATTTATTAAACTGTTCTGGATTGTCAAGCAGTTTTGGAAGTAATGTTTCAATCAGGGTTGTTTCTGGTGATTTTGCATTACTGCTAATTAGTTTATCAGCTAAAACGGATATCATGGAAGAGTCCTTAGCATTGATAGAACTTTCTAATTTTGCGATGCTGTCCTGTACTTTGTAAATTTCTTGAAGAAGTTGTGCATTAAACATAGTGCTACTAGTTTGCTGATTTGAGGTTTTAGATTCAGCAGGAGCGAAGTCGATGTTTTGTATTGTTTGGATTAAACGTTCTTTCATTTCTGCAACATTATCTAAATCGGATAAATCATAAAAATAAGTTCGTATAGTTGAAACATCAAATGGAATAGAAGCATTTTTTGACATTAAGTGGATGGCGGGCTTATCCAGAGCTGCGCGATATCCTATTTCGTAGAAAACATTTGGGTTATTTTCTGTCAGGTCTGCAATAACCAAATCATCTTCGCAAATATGTTTAAATATTTCGTCTGTTAAAGAACCATTTGTGTTTTCTCTATCAATACGTATGGGAGTGAAATTACATTCATCACATACGGGTGAAATTACATGCTTAAAGAGAGTGTCAGAACGCTTCCTGGTTTCAGTGTCATCGTTTCCGATGGGGCAAACAATAAAGCAAGTTTTCATGCTGATGGATTCCTTTCTTTGGTGTTGTAGTACGAGCGAAAGTTACTAACGGTAGTATATTACAAAAAAATGCATTTTTCAAGAAAAATATTACATAAAAATTACAGAAAAATTACAAAATCGACATTTTTATGTGGATTATCTAAATGTCAGAGATGACGGTACAGAACGTATAACACTAAGAAAAAATGTGAAAACACGAGATTATCTATTTGTAACAGAAGCATTAGAAGAAAAGGGGTGAGAGAAGTGGAAGCAGAAAAGCATGTTCGAGAAAAAGAACGGCTAAACCAGGCATTGAATGGCAAATTATCGCAGGCAGTGGATGATATCAAAAATGCCCTGAGAAAAAACAACATAGATCATTCAGCTGGAATAGCCGTGGATGTTTGCGTTTATGCAATCGAAGAATTGCATTTGGAAAGACTTAATCTTTCAAGGTTCGAACAGTAATTGCCGGTACCTGCATGAGCGGTTCATTGCGTTCGGAATGCCATTTTAAAACATCAGTGTTGAAGTCATTGATATCTGCCATGATTGCACGTAAGTGCTTCCAGGAAGCTGCATTCATGACTTTCTTACACTGCGGACATACTGGTGCGGAATCAGCGGTGCTATTCTGAAATTCTGATTCAAAAATACATCCGCACTCGCAAGTAATAGTTGATTGAATGAACATAGGGTATCTCCTTTCTTCTGTACTCGGCTCTGGTGGGAGCCTGTAAGTACAGTATAAGACGGAAACAAATTAAAAGCAATGTAGGAGGTGTTTACATGGAAAAACGATATCTTTCACCAGAAGATGCAGCTCCGTTTCTGGGGCTGTCGGCAGCGGCCGTAAGAAAGTACATGCGCAATGGAAGCATGGATCTGGGAATGGTATTAAGTCCTCAAAAGACGGGGACTAAGACCTGGCGGTACAAGATCTATCCGGAGAAGTTAAAACAGATTACCGGATCCAGTGTACCAGGATATGAATAAAGGTCAGGAAAGGAGAGAAAAACAATGGCAAAGATCAAGAACTATGACGGTCAGACCGGCATGGAACTGTCTTATGTGGCAGTACAGGCAACCAGGCCTAAGAAGAAAACTGTGGACTGGGTAGGCATCACGGAGACATTTATAGCCGGTGGCATGTGGGTGATAGTCTTCATGATGCTTGGGGCTGCGCTTGCGGTCCAGGTGCTGTGATGGCTGTGCGGAATGACCAGTGCGGTACCTGCATCAGGAAGAACCGGTGCATGGAGAGAAGCCGCTTACAGGCATGCAGAGGCTACATAAAAAAGGACCCAGGCAGCGGCAACTGCGGAAGGTCCGGTAAGAAAAATAAATCACACCCTCATTATACGGAGGGAGAAGGAGAATTGCAAGATGGTAAAAGCGAAGTTTGTAGTAGATAACAGGGAAGCAGGAGAGACCGAGGACTGTGGTCTGATTGTAGCGATCGGTTTGGGAGAGATGAAAGAAGAGAACCAGTTTCAGTTAGCCGTAGTCGGCGGTAAAGGGTTAAGGGGTTCTATGATGGTACAAGGCTTAGCAGATGGCATAGCAGAAGCAATCAGCCGCATGACTGATAATGATATGCAGGCAATCGCAATGCTGACAGCATTTATAGAAGAGACCGAGAGACGCTGCAAGAAAAAGATATTGGAAAGGCTTACGAATGGTAACTAAAAAGCTGTTTAACAGCCGGGAAGAGTGGCTGCAGGGGAGAAAGAACCATATAGGCGGTTCGGATGCGGCTGCCTGTGTGGGGCTAAATCCTTATAAGGATAATGTACAGCTCTGGGAAGAAAAGGTAGGACTGGTGCTTCCGGAAGACATTTCCGATAAGGATTATGTCCAGTATGGAACGGAGGCGGAAGAATATCTCCGTGCGCTGTTCGCGTTGGATCATCCGGAATATAAAGTTCTTTATGATCCGGATAACATGTTTACCAATTCTAAGTATCTCTGGATGCATGCTTCTTTAGATGGGGAGCTTCTGGACAGTACCGGACGTCATGGGATCCTGGAGATCAAGACTACCAACATCCTACAGTCTTCGCAGTGGGAAAAATGGAGAGATAAGATCCCGGACAATTACTTCTGCCAGGTGTTGCATTATCTGGCGGTAACAGAATACGATTTTGCAGTCCTAAAGGCCCAGATCAAAAGTGGACAAGGGGAACGGATGCGGATCGAGA